AGCCCGATTTTTACGTACTGGGATCGTCAACGAAGGGCGTGAGCCTGAACGATCCCGAATGGCTGAACATCTTCAACCTGCATGGTCACGAACACGTAGCCAAGATGTCGCCACACGTGGCATGGACTGACGAGGGATGGACGAGGCGGTGCGTCGATGTGCGAGCCAAAGCCATCTCGTCGCTCCCCTTCGTCGTTCACAAAGGCGACATGGACAACGTAGTGTGGCAGTCAGGAATGGAGGCTCCACAAGAACTGGCGTGGCTCAACCTACTCGACTACCTGTACCGAGCCGAAGCGAGCCTTGCCTTGATGGGGGCATCCTACGCCATGAAGGAAGGCACGTTCAACGCTGACGGCATCGTCACAAAAGCAGACGGGCTGACTTGGATCAATCCCCTGACGATACAGCCCAACTACAAGGACGGAGCATACGGTCCCGACGAGCGCGGCAAGTTTCGGTATTACGAGCGCAAGATCAACAAGCGCAAGTTTCAGATCCCGAGGTCTCGCGTCCTGTCCACCTTCCAGCCTTCGCCCTTCACGGAGCAGGGACCGGGTGCGTCCGATGCAAAGGCTACGCAGATGCACAGCCAGATCCTGCACGACCTCGCCGAGTACACGAGCGGTCAGTTGCGATCAGGGCTGGTGAAGAAAACCGTATGGGTAGCGGACAAGGACGCAAGGCAGCCCGACGAGTTGACGGTCAAGCGCTGGCAGCGCTGGGTGCGCCGTAACATACTCGGCACCAAGCCTACACCTGATGACCCTATGGTCATGCAGGGTCTGTCCGCACAGGAAGTAGGCTCAGACCTGTCCGACCTGCACAGCGACGTTATCACCCGCGACGCACGTGAAGCCATCGCCTCATCGCTGGGCGTGCCGCACTCGCTCGTCATGTCGAACGCCGCCAACTACGCCACAGCCAAGAGCGACCAGTTGGCGTTCATGGCGAACACGGTCGTACCACAGGCGCGACTACTCGCTCATGCTATCAACCACCAACTGCTGATGCCGCTCGGCTACCACCTGCAATTCGAGCCGCACAAGACGGAGGTCATGCAGCAGAGCGAACTGGAGAAGGCGCAGGCAATAGCCCTTGTTGTAGGCGGTCCCGTCCTCTCTGTTGACGAGGGGCGTGAACTGCTCGGGTATGAGCCGATGGGCGAGACGCAGGTACAGGAGGTCGCCGACACCAAGATGCTGGACATCCAGCGCTGGCGTACCAAGATCAGCCGCAAGGGACGAGACGCTAAGTTCTCACCCGATCACCTGAGCGACTTCGAGGCAGATGTCATCCGAGAACGCCTCGCCTCTGGATTCGATCTGGACGAGGTGTTCAAAGCGCCGTTCACGGATTTTTAGAAGCCGACCGGAAGCAAGCCGAACCGGAAGGCATAAAGGCACTCAATCCCACAGCGCGGACGCTGGCGGGTAGGCGCGAACACGCCGACGCGATGAACCGCATGATCGATGAGGAGATCGACAAGGCGGCACCCGTTATCGAGCGAGCCATCACCAAGCAGATCGAGGCGGCGATTGATGCGCTCGGCACGAACGATGAGGAAAGCGCCATAGATGCCAACTCCTTCCGCGAGGCATACGACGAGTTCTACAAGGCGGCGGCATTACGAGCAGCAGGAGCCGTATACAACGCCATTGTCCGCGACCAGAAGGACTTCACGGAGGAGCAGTTCTTGTCTTGGGAGGCATCGGTCAACACCTACCTTGCCGAGGTCGGAGGTGCCAAAATCAAGATCATTGATGACTACACGAAGCGCTGGGTACGTGGGGTTGTTACGAAGGTAGCGCAGGAGGCAGCCGAGCAGGGGCTGGGTACACGCGAGACGGCGGCGCTCATCAGGGACCGCGTAGCGACACGCTGGGGCGAGATCTCCGAGACGAGGGCATTACGTATTGCCCAAACAGAGGTCAACGCAGCGGCGAACTGGGGCGCAAAGGCAGGAGCGACAGAAGCAGGCATGACACGCAAGTTCTGGATCAGCGCAACGGACGCACGGGTGCGACCAGAACACATCGCACTTAACGGAGCCGAGCCAATCGGTATCGACGAACTATTCAACGTTGGCGGCAGTTTAATGGATAGACCATCCGACCCGAACGGTAGTCCCGGTCAGGTTATCAACTGCCGCTGTCAAATGGGCTTCCTGCCTTAAATAAATGAAGCAAATCGAAGAAACAGGTAAACTTATTGAGGTGGGCAAACTGCTCGCAGGCGTTATATTTGCTTCGCTGCTCATTGGCGTTGGCACCGCAGGGTTCGGTCAACTACCAGATCGCATGGATCAAGTAGAGATGGCGCAGGGCAGCATCATGACAAACATAAATACGCTTGATGATCGGATTGATGCCGTCGAGCGCACACAGGCTGACATCAAGAAAGAGTTGCAACTCATCACCTGCCTGCAACTCGCAGAAGCCAAACAACTGTACTACCAAGACTGCCTGCAATGAACACAGCGGATGAAGGCATACGGACGGTCGAATATCTTGCCTTAGTCATTGCGGCATATTATCAGGAGTTGATACGCCTCGGCGTGCCATCCGAAGATGCAACCACTATCGCGGCAGTCCTGCAAGAGATAATCTTTGACAACCTATGACCTACACCTATCAACGCGAGGACGGCACTCGGTTTGAGCATTTCGCATCCATCAAGAGCGCACCGCTTACCAAGTGTCCAACGACGGGACAAAAGTGTTACATCGTCATCACGGGCGGCAGCGGAACGGTGTTCAAGGGCGGCGGCTGGGTAGACAAGAGATGAACGAGCGAGACCTAACGGTGGCAACGTTCGCCTGCGTTGTGTTCGCCCTCCTTGCGGTAATAGCGAACTGACCTTTAAAGTGGTTGTATAACGGGCATGGAAGAACTCGACGAGGTATATAGCAAGTGGAACAGGCTCGCCAATATGAGCGCGTCAGACCTTCGTGCATGGTCCGAGACCGAGTGCAGCCGCCTCGCGTCGGTGGACCCGGCGGCGGTCATCGCTCGCAACCTTGACCTCTTGGAGACCAAGAAAGGCGATTGGACACAGAAGCACATCGACAATGCCAACCGAGCCATCTCCTTCATCGAACGTATGAGAAACGGCGAGCAGGGCGAACCCGCACGAGAGGGCTGTCCCAGCAAGCGCGACATCAGCCTGAAGAACTGGGCGCATGATCCGCGCAAGCCACTAAACAAATCAGCAGACACAATGAATGACAACGAACTGCTCGTCGCATACGGGGGCGAAGTTAAGGCTTTGGGTGACGGTCGAATCGGCGGCTACTTGGTGAGGTTTAGCGGACCGACTGACCCCGACTTGTACGGCGACTTCTTCACGAAGTCCACCGACTACGGCATCCAGTCAACGCTTCCCGTTTTCTATCAGCATGGCTACGATGACACCCTGAAGAACAGGCAGATCGGCGTGGGCGAGATCAGGAGCGACGAAGCCGGTCTATGGTTCGAGGCGCAACTGGAGAAGCGCGACGAGTACGAGCGTATGGTCATGGAACTGGTCGAGATGGGTAAACTCGGCTACTCGTCGGGTGCCGTTGGACACCTCGTGAGCCGCAAGGCGGCAGAAAACGGGGCGCAGGAGATTACGGCATGGCACCTCGGCGAGGCGTCGCTGGTTCTCAATCCAGCCGAGCCGCGTAACCATGTCATGTCCATTAAAGAATATGTTGAGGCGATTGCCCCGACAAAAGAGATTGCATCTGATGTAGTGGAGCCAGAGGCAGATACGGCAGAGGCGGGGCATGATCACCCTGCGCCAACTGCGGCAGAAGCCAAATCGGAAGCAATAGACGAACCGCCCGTATTGGGCGAAACTCCACTCACAGAACATGAGGACACTACAATGTCTGAACAGAACAACGACGTTCTGAAAAGCATCGAAGCAATGATCGCTGCCCAGAACGAACGCCTCAACGCGATGGAGGAAGCCAAAGCCGCTCCCGCCATCGTCGAGGTACCAGAAGAAGCCAAGTCCGCTCCTGCCATCATCAAAAGCACAGGTGACAGCGAAGCCAAAGCGTATGCCGCTTGGGTACGTGAAGGCGATGCTGGCGGTCTGCGCGGCGCTAAAGGCTACGAGGTAGACGGTCGTGAAGTTGAGATCAAAGCATCCAACGACACGGACATGAACGTTGGAACGGCTGCCGATGGTGGCAACCTCGTCCCGACGGGACACTTCGAAGGCATCTTCGCCAAGAAGTCCGAAGCCGACCT